CCGGCGAGTGGATCGACCGCCTGGACGAGATCAAGACCAACATCGACGAGCGCACGGTCATCGCGAATGCCGGCGCCTACGCCCTCGGCCGCAAGACCGATGAGCTGATCGTCGCCGCCCTCGACACCGCGACCGCCGAAGCCACCGGCACGGGCACCGGCCTGACCGATACCGATGGCCTCACCAAGCAGAAGGTGCTGATGGCCTTCGAGATGCTCGGTGGCGCCGACGTGCCCGATGACGGCAACCGCTTCGCGGTGGTCGGCTGGAAGCAGTGGAGCGAGCTGCTCGCGATCGACGAATTCGCGCGCTCCGACTACGTGGGCGACGACGCGCTGCCTTGGAAGGGCACGCAGGCCAAGCGCTGGCTCGGCGCGCTGTGGATGCCGCATTCCGGCCTGACCAAGACCGGCCTGCTGCGCTACTGCTACTTCTACCACAAGACCGCGATCGGCCATGCGGTGGCGAGCGAAGTCGTCACCGACATCACCTGGCACGGCGACCGCGCCGCGCACTTCGTGAACAACATGATGTCGCAGGGCGCCGTGATGGTGGACCCGACCGGCGTCGTGCGGATGCGCGCGAAGGAATAGGGAAGGTTGGGGGGAGGGAACTCCCCCCAAGCCCCCCTCCTTTTTCTGGCACTTGGGAACTGACCACGAAGGTCGGTTCCCATCCCAATTCCCTGGAGGTCTCCGATGGCGCTTTCCGCCCTCGCGCTCTGCTCGCGCGCGCTGCTCAAGATCGGCGCGCAGCCCGTCGCCTCCCTCGACGAGGGCACCGCCGAGGCCGAGGTCGCGGCCAACCTCTATCCGGGGATCCGCGACGCGCTGCTGTCCTTCCACCCCTGGTCCTTCGCCACCGCGCAGGCCGCCCTCGCGCGCCTGTCCGCCACGCCGCGCGCCGATTTCTCCGCCGCCTTCCAGCTGCCCGCCGGCTTCCTGCGCGCGCTGTCCGCCGGCACCGCGGGGCGCGCCCGCGGCATCGTTTATCGCTTGCAGGAGGACCGCCTGTTCACAAGCGTGAACGAGGTCGCGCTGACCTACATCTTCCGTCCCGACGAAAGCGCCTTCCCGCCCTATTTCGCGCAGGCCCTGGTTGCGCGCCTGGCCGCCGAATTCTGTATCCCGCTGACCGAGAACAGCAGCCGCGCCGAGATGCTGTTCCGCCTTGCGGAAGCGGAGCTCCGCCAGGCGCGCCAGGCCGACAGCCAGCAGGCCAGCGCGCGCGTGCTGGAAGGCTTCACCCTCGTTGACGTGCGGGGCTGAGCCATGCCCGCCGTCAAGCGTGCCAAGACCAGCTTCGCCGCCGGCGAACTGGCGCCTGAACTGCTCGGCCGTGGCGACCTGCGCGCCTTCGAGAACGGCGCGCGCCGCCTGCGCAACGTGTTCATCCAGCCGACCGGCGGCGTCACGCGCCGGCCCGGCCTGCGCCACATCCTGCCGCTGCCCGGTGCGGCGCGGCTGATCGCCTTCGAATTCAACACCGAGCAGACCTACGTCATGGTGCTGACCGATGGCGCGCTGCGCGTGCTGCAGGGCGATGCGGTGGTGGCAACGCTGGCCGGGCCGTGGACCGCGGCGATGTTGCCGCAGATCGGGTTCACCCAGTCCGCGGACACGCTCCTGCTGGTGCATCCCGAGATGGCGCCGCAGCGCGTGACGCGCACAGTGGCAGGCTGGTCCATCGCGTCATGGTCCTTCGTGCGCGAACCGTCCTTCCGCTTCGCCGGCTTCGGCATCACCCTGACGCCGAGCGGCACCGGCGGGTTCATCACCCTCACGGCCAGCGCACCCGTCTTCCTTCCCTTGCATGCCGGCGTGCGGTTTCGGATCGGCGGCAAGGCCGTGATCGTGAACAGCGTCGTCTCCCCGCTGCAGGCTGTCGCGGCCGTCGAGGAAGCGCTCGCCGGCACCGCCGCCACCGCGGATTGGGAGGAAGCCGCGTTCAGCGCCGCACGGGGCTGGCCCGTGACCTGCGGCTTCCACCAGGACCGCCTGGTGGTGGGCGGGTCGCGCGACCTGCCGAACCGGCTGTGGTTCTCCCGCACCGGGGACCTGTTCAACTTCGACGCCGGCAGCGGCTTGGACGACGAGGCTATCGAATTCGGCCTGGTGTCGGATCAGGTGAACGCCATCCGCGGCCTGTTCTCTGGACGACACCTGCAGGTGTTCACCTCGGGCGCCGAATGGATGGTGAGCGGTGACCCGCTGACACCGGCCAGCATCCAGTTGAACCGGCAGACGCGCGTCGGGTCGCCGGTCGATCGCCTGGTGCCGCCGGTCGACGTCGATGGCGCGACGGTCTTCGTCGCGCGCGGCGGGCAGGGCGTGCACGAATTCGCCTATACCGATGTCAGCCAGGCCTACCAGGCGAATGACCTCGCGATCCTCGCGCGGCACATCGTCTCGACGCCGGTGTCGGTGGCGTATGACCAGCGCGCGCGCCTGCTGCACATGGTCATGGCGGATGGTAGCATCGGCACGCTGACGCTCTATCGCGCCGAGCAGGTCACCGCCTGGACGCGCCAGGAAACCGCCGGCGCCTTCCGCGCCGTGGCGGAATCCGAGGGCACCGTCTGGGCGGTGACGGAGCGCGACGGCGCCTTCGCGCTGGAGCGCTTCGAGGCCGGGCTTGCGCTGGATGCCGCGCTGACCGGCGCCGCGAGCGTGCCGCAGGATGAATGGAGCGGGCTGTCGCATCTCGAAGGTCGTGCCGTCGGCGTGCTTGCCGATGGCGCACCGCGCGAGGGCGCGACGGTTCTCGACGGCAAGGTCGTGTTCGACCCGCCCGCCAACGCGGTGCAGATCGGCCTGAGTTTCCGGCACGAGGTCGAGCCGCTGCCGCCCGACATCATCACGCCCTCGGCGGCGGCGACCGGGCCGCTGCGCCTGGTGGCGGTGACCTTCCGGCTGCTGGAGACCGCCGCGCTGTCGGTCGACCTGGGCCGCGGCGTGGAGGCGGTGCCGTTCCGCCGGCTGGACACGTCGCTGCTCGATGCCGCGCCGCCATCCTTCACGGGCGACGTCACGCTGCGTGGCCTCGGTTGGCGGCGCGACCGGCTGCGCCCGATCTGGCGCGTCGAGGGCGATGCGCCGCTGCCCATGACGCTGCTTTCCGTCACCACCGAGATCAGGATGAACGACTGATGGCCCAGCTCGCTTCCATCGCCTCGCTCGCCGGCACGGGCCTCGCCGTCTATGGCCAGGTCCGGCAGGGCCAGCAGCAGCAGGCCACCACGCGCGCGCAGGAGGAGAACCTGCGCGCGCAGCAGGCCGCGCAGACCGACCAGGTGGCCGTGCAATCCGCCGTGCAGGAGCGCGAACGCCAGGACCGCCTGGCGCGCACCGTCGCCGCCGCCCGCGCGCGCGCGGCGGCTGGTGGTGTCGCGCCGGATGAAGGTTCGGCCGCCGCGCTCACCACGGGTCTCAGGCGCGATGCCGCGCTGGATGCGGCGGAGGATGCGGCGGTGACCGGTGCGCGCCTTGCTGCCGGGCGGCGGTCGCTGCTGACGCCCGATGGCAGCCTGAACTCCTTCCTGCGCGCCGGTCAGACGCTCGGCGGCGCGGTGCGAAGTCTCTTGGATTGATCCCTCAGGCGGCGGGCGCCGGCCGTCCGGCCGGCTTGCCTTCGCGCCATGCGCTGGCGTGCCCGGCGCGGATGATGGTCTGGGCGCGGTCGCGCCGTGCGCTCCCGGATCGCGGCAGGGCCGCGATCCGCGTGACCAGCCTGTTCCGGCCGGCTTGGCCGGCCCACCCCTTCAAGACATCGAGGACCTCCCATGGCCGAACACATCACGATCGGCGATGTCGCGCCGCGCGTGCAGTATGTCGCGGACGGATCGCTCGCCGACTTCACCTTCCCCTTCCCGATCTTCGACGAAGCCGACCTCGAGATCCGCCTCGATGGCGCGGTGCTCACGGGCGGTGCGACGATCATCGGCGCCGGGTCGTCCGATGGCGGCATCGTCACGCTGGCCGAGGCCCCTGAAGCCGGCACGCGCGTCACGCTGCGCCGGCGCCTCAAGATCGCGCGCGCCACCGACTTCCAGGACAACGGCATCCTGCGCGCGCGCGCGCTGAACGACGAACTCGACTATCAGGTCGCCGCCATCCAGCAGGTGGCGGATGAGGTCTCGGGCAGCCTGCGCCTCGATCCCGCCGATGGCGGCGCGCTGGTGCTGCCGCTGCGCGGGGCGCGCGCCAATCGCGTGCTGGGCTTCGATTCCGTCGGCAATGTCACGGTGTTCGACCGCGGCACGCAGGCGCTGGGCGTGCCCTATCCAGGCGGCGTGCCGCGCATGGTCGAGGACAAGCTCGCCGAGCGGCTCACCGCGCGCGATTTCGGCGCGACCGGCGACGGCGTGACGGATGACGGCCCCGCGCTGGCCGCCGCGATGGCCGCCGCGGCTGCGTCCGGCCGCGTGCTCGAGATCGGCGAGGGATCCTTCCGCACCACCCAGCCGCTGACGCTGGGCGGTGGCGCGGCCGGCCTTATCATGCATGGCGCTATC